TTCATAAAGACAAGAAAGGGTTCTCCGTTTATATTGACGGTGACAAATTAGATACCTATCGTTCTCAAGCAGAAGCCGAGAAGATGGGTGCAACATTTGCTAAGGAAATGTAAATGAAATTAATGGCAGAATACATCGACCAGGCTATTGAGTCGGTCATTACAGAAGCAAAAGATGGTAAACCAAAATCGTTTGCTATCGAAGGTGTATTTGCCCAAGCAGAACAAAAGAATAGAAACGGTCGTGTTTATCCAAAGCAGATTATGGAAAGTGCTGTGGATAAGTACGTTACCGAACAAGTGGCACAGAAGAGATCAGTTGGTGAGTTAAATCATCCCGAAGGTCCTACTGTGAATCTTGATAAAGTTTCACACCTCATTACCAAGCTTGAGTGGAATGGTAATGATGTGATTGGAAAGGCACAAATTTTGGATACTCCTATGGGTCAGATTGTAAAAGGTCTTCTCGAAGGTGGCGTTCAACTAGGCGTGTCAACTCGTGGTATGGGAAGTCTTGAGACTAAGAATGGCGTTAACTATGTACGTAACGATTTTATTTTAAATACGGTCGATATTGTACAAGATCCCTCTGCACCCGCTGCATTTGTCAATGGCATAATGGAAGGCGTAGATTGGGTTTGGAATAACGGCGTTATAGAAGCTCAAGTAATTGAAAAAATGGAGACTGAAATTAAAGTCGCTCCGAGAAAGCATCTTTATGAGACGCAGGTTCGTGAGTATAAAAATTTCCTCTCGTTGCTCAAGTCAAACAAATAAGGAGTCATAATATGTCTAATGCAGACAATGTTGAACTTCACGATGAGGACAACCAAGTCGAGGAAGGTCACGATATGAAGAATGCCGAAGCACAAAGTGTAGCATCCGTTGCTAGTACTAGTGCGTCTATCAAAAAAGCGCCTAAGCGCAAAGGCGATAAAGACGGTAAAGACGAGCCAGCACCTCAGGGTAACGGCGCAAAGTCTAAAGCAGCTATGGTTAATGCTGGATACAAAGCTATGGCATCTATGAAGAAAGAAGATCTTGCTGATCTTTTGGACGCATTAGAAGTCGAAGAAATCACCGAAGAAGAAGAAGTAGTGGAAGCTGCTTATGATTTCTCTGATGATCTCACCGCTCTTGTTGAAAATGAAGCCACTTTGTCCGATGAATTTAAAGCGAAAACTGCTGTAATTTTCGAAACTGCTATCAAATCAAAAATCTCTGAAGAGGTTATTCGATTAGAAGATGAGTATCAATCACGACTGGAAGAAGAACTTGAAGCTACTCGTTCTGATCTAGTTGAAAAGGTTGATTCATATCTCAACTACGTAGTTGAACAATGGATGGAAGAAAACAAGGTTGCTGTTGAAACTGGTCTTCGGACTGAGATCGCAGAAGGTTTCATGAACTCGTTGAAAGACCTGTTCGTAGAATCTTATATCAATGTTCCTGAATCCAAGGTGGACTTAGTTGATGAACTTGCTGAATCAGTTCAAGAGCTTGAAGCGAAGCTTAACGAACAAACTGGTGCAGCAATTGAAATGTCACAACAATTAGAAGCTTATCAACGTGAAGCAGTTATCAGCGAACATGCTGGTGAATTGGCTGCTACTGAAGTTGAAAAGTTAAAATCACTGGTAGAATCTTTAGACTTCGAAGATGAAGCCTCTTTCTCTGCTAAAGTTAAGACTGTTAAAGAGTCTTACTTTAAGAAAGAAGTTGCACAAGAAATCTCAGAAGAAGCCACTGACGATTGGTCAGACGATAGTGTAGAAGTTAGTTCTGCAATGTCTCAGTACCTTTCTGCAATCAAAAAATCAAATAAATAAGGAGTATCTCTATGGAATCGTATGATCGATTAGTAGAAAAATGGGCTCCAGTACTTAACGAAGAGACTTCAGGAAAGATTGCTGATTCTCATCGTCGTAGCGTAACTGCTGCGGTATTGGAAAACCAAGAAAAAGCCATGCGCGAACAGGGCATGATGAACGAAGTTGCAGCCAACGCTGCTGGTGAAGGTAGTCGTGCCGGCACCGGCAATGCAACTGGTGCTGCTGACAACTGGAATCCCGTACTTATCGCACTCGTTCGTCGTGCAATGCCTAACCTGATGGCATATGACGTATGTGGTGTACAGCCAATGACTGGTCCTACGGGCTTGATCTTTGCAATGCGAGCTGTTTATCAGACCGCACATGCTGGCGCTGGTGCTGCAGGTACCGAAGCTTTGTTCAACGAAGCACAAACTCAGTATTCTGGTGACAGTGTTGAAGATACTACCGGCAATGGTGGTTACGGTCTTAATGGCGGTCGTGGTCCTTCTGGTTTAGTTGGCGCAACCGACACTGATGCTGACTCAAGTATTGCAGACTCTGGTGGCGTATACGCACCTGTTGTTGGTGTAGCTATGGATACGTACAAGGCTGAAGCATTGGGAACTCCTGGTGGAAATTCTTTCCACGAAATGGGATTCACCATTGACAAGACTAGCGTTGTTGCTAAGACTCGTGCTCTGAAAGCTGAGTACACCTTAGAACTCGCACAAGACTTGAAAGCAATCCACGGTCTCGACGCTGAAACTGAACTTGCTAACATCTTGTCTACTGAAATTCTTGCTGAAATCAACCGAGAAGTTATCCGAACGATTAACTCACAAGCTAAGATCGGTTCACGACAGGCTGGTATCCAGACTGCTGGTATCTTTGACCTCGCTACTGATGCTGATGGTCGTTGGTCAGTTGAAAAGTTCAAGGGTCTGTTAGTACAATTAGAGCGTGAATGTAACGTCATTGCTAAAGAAACTCGTCGTGGTAAAGGTAACTTCATCATCTGTTCTTCAGATGTTGCAACTGCTTTGACTGCTTCTGGTATGCTTGACTATGCACCTGCTCTTTCTACTTCTTTGAACGTAGATGACACCGGTAACACCTTTGCTGGTGTTCTCAATGGTCGCACTAAAGTTTACATCGATCCATATGCAATTGCTGACTATGTAACTGTTGGTTACAAAGGCACCAATCCTTATGACGCTGGTGTTTTCTATTGCCCTTACGTACCTCTCCAGATGGTACGTGCAGTTGGCGAGAATGACTTCCAACCACGTATCGGGTTCAAGACTCGTTATGGTATGGTAAGTAATCCTTATTCTGAAGGCAATGCTACATTGCAAGAAGGACTGGGGACGGCACGTTCTAACCAATACTACAGAATCTTCCGCGTTGACAATATCCTCGCGTAAAACTGTATAAGAAAAACAATAAAAATGTTTTAAGCGCCCTACGGGGCGCTTTTTTTTATGTATAAATAACTGTATGAAAGATTACTGTCAAACAAACTTCTTGCAACCTACTGGGTTTAAAGTCATCGTATCGAAGGAGAAACTTCCTTACCTGTCGTTCATGTCACAGTCTGTGACACACCCCAGCATGGAAATTAACGCCACTGAAATTGGTTATAAACGAATGGGTTCTGTGCCCTTTATCGGTGATGCCATTGAATTTGGAGCTGTCACCATTGATGTATTACTTGACGAAAACATGAACGTTTACGGAGAGATATATAATTGGATGGAAAGAATGGTGGAGACAAAACACAAACTGAACAGTGGTGTTTTATACGGCAATGGAGATCAGACGTTATCAGACTATTGTGATATTAGAATACAAGTACTCACTAATTCTAACAATGCAAATCGTGAATTTCAATACGTAAATGCCTTTCCGATTACACTCGGAGATGTATCGTTTGCGTCAACCAATGAAGATACTTTTATAACATGTCCAATGACATTTAGATTTGATTACTTTGAATTTTTATGATATAATGGTAAGACAACTGATGGAATTACATAATGAATTTAGAACAAGTGCTAGAAGAATGGCAGAAAGACTGTCGCATTGACCCAAACACCTTAGACGAATCTTCCCGAGTAACACCTGAACTTCATGCGAAGTATCTTGCGTTACATTCTCGGACAAAACTCAGACTGAAAGATGCCGAATTCAAACAGAAAGAATTGATGAAGCTAAAATGGTTATGGTATCAAGGGAAGATGTCACAGGATGAAATTGTAGAATTAGGATGGGATCCTGATCCATTCAATGGATTGAAAATATTGAAAGGAGAAATGGAACACTACATTGAAGCCGACCCCGAGTTGGTGACAAGTGAAGCTAAAATCGAGTATCTTAAGACACTTATAGATACACTAAGAGAGATAGTTACCAACCTCAACTGGAGGCATCAAACCATTGGTAACATGATTCGTTATAAACAGTTTGAAGCAGGATTCTAATTGCAACAAATAACCTTAAAGATGAAAGACCATGCGATGCTTCAATTGGTCGATGCTGAGACTTCGGTAGTTCAGGAGTTGAGTGACTACTTTACTTTTGAAGTGCCAGGAGCTAAGTTCATGCCTGCTGTTAAACGCAGAGCATGGGACGGTAAGATCCGAATGTTGAATCGAACCAATGGTGAGATCAACGTTGGATTATACTGGGCAATCAAAAAGTTCTGCATGGAACGTGGTTACGGTATTAAAGTAGAAGACGGCCCATATGGTGTACCGTATGAGATAAACAAACTTAATCATATGAAGACACTGA